CTACTTTTCTACCATCTTTAACAATGTGAGCATTGCCGGCAGCATCAAGAGGAGTTAAGCGTAGGTCATTCCAATAAACACTTTCTAATCCATATGTTGAACCCACTGTGTTAGTTGTTTCACCAAGAACAAGACAGTAAAACATTTTGTCATTGACTTTTTGTTCAAGTGTAATCAATCTGGCATCTGTGATCATACCATTGACATACGCATTACCATATATCACGGGTATCTTATTGTTAGTAGCTGGTGCTACTTGTATTCTACCACCTTGATTACTTGCTGAGTTATTGCCTTTGTTAGGATTACCGTTGATAATTCTGCTTGTTATGTAAGCGGCACCAATTGCCGCGGCTGCTCCTACTGCGGCTACAGCAAATGCGCCTGCGGCAAATGCCGCTCCCACTGTAGCATAAGTGCTGATTGCACCAACTACCCAATTCGCTACTGCGGTAAATGCCATTTTATATTTCCTTTAATGCTCGGCCGACAATGATGTCTTCATCTTGATAACCCATTCTGTGTAATAGTTTTCTAAAGTCTTTGGCTTGCTTGACATGCCAAATAACTTTACTTACACCCAACTGTTGTAATATCATTTCACTGTACTTGATAAGTTTAATACCTGTCATACCTAATCGATATTCGGGTGCTAGGAATAACACATCGTTGTTGGCAATGATATTGTTTTTATAATGAATGTGTTCGTTGAGAAAGAATACACTATATCCCACCATCTTCTCGCCATCATATGCGGCTACTATTGATAACTTGTTATCATTATTTAACTCATTGTATCTGTCCCAATCCGGAGCCAACTTCATTACATCTTTGTCTAATGTAAGTTCGGCATAGTGCCTTTTAATCAATATCTGTATTTGATCTTTGATACTATCTACATCTTTTATAACTTCAAATCTTATCATATTAATCCTTATTCGCTGCCGCCAGCAGACACATTATCATCATTAAAGTTGCCATTGCTGCCACCGGGATTGCCACCATCTACTGTACTGGCTGCTTGACCTTTGTATGGCTTGCCGAAGTCAAAACTGCTGTTGAATAAAGCATCAACTCTATTCATACTGGGATCTACTGGATAGTAATCTAAACTTAATCCTGCGCCGTTGGTCAGTGATATACTTGCTCCTGTGGGGGTAGCACTTAGCGTAAATGTATTAGTAGCAACAGGTGCTATTAAGAAATAAGTTGTGCCATTAACTAGACCTAATTGAGTAGTGTCGTTATAAACAATTGAATTACCTATACCCAATGCGTGATTAGCAGATGTTAATAAATTGCTGGTAATATTTGTAATAGTTTTATTTACAATAGGTAATTCATCCCATTGTATAGAATAGTCTTCTTGATTTGTTCTACGACCACTTACTTTATTTTCTAATACACCCATTATACTTGACGCTATAATTGTAATAGTATGACTTACATCTGGACTTGCTCCTGCGGCGTTTAAATCTTCTTGAACACTATAATTACTAATGACGCCGGTAAATCTGCGGTATATTGCATTTGTTATAACCTCTTGTGTTGTATAATCAAAGAACGCACGATAGATGTTTATTTCACCGCCTTTAATCTGTGTGCCCAATGTTGCGGCAATGTATGTTGGAGGTATAGCACTTAAACTGACCTGCACTTCGTCGTTGGCATTTGATATGTTGTTTTGTATTTCACTGACAGTTAAGAATCCTGCCAATGCTTGGTAGGTATTACCATCATATACTACACTTTTCCAACAGTTACTGATATAATAAGTTGTGCTATCTAATGTTAAGTCAATGAGAACACCATATTCAATACTGCGTTCATCTACCTGTGTTATAGTTGTTGTCATAGTATTTCCTCAACTAATTCAATATCGCCAGTTAGTTCAACAAGTTGTCCTGGTAGATATCTAATCTGCGGGAGTTTAGTTACATTAACAACGAACTGTGCGCCACGGGCTCCTACCAATACTGCTGTATTTGTGCTAACTGTGCCAATATATCCTCGGTGCACAGGCACACACACAGTGGGAGTTGATGTTGGTCCAGTGCCATCAAATACTATTGCACCTGCTGTGCAGGCAGTTGTGCTTTGAATAATAACAGCAGTGGTTCTTGGAATTGCGGCAATATAAGTTAATCCACCAAAACTACCTACATTGGTTCCATTTTCTGTGATAATTTGTCCTACACTTAATCCTGATGTATCAGTTATACCAGTGATAGCTGTTCTTGTTGTAGTAGTTACAAAACTTAGATTATTACCTGCTGTTACACCTGCCACTGCTGGTTCTAAGAATGTAGTAACACCTGCTGGTTGAATAGTTCCGGCAATTGCTGATGCCGCTGTGGGAATAACAACATCTGCTGTGGCAATATATGGATAACGAGTTGCATTAAGACGAAGATAATCACCTTCTTTAACCAAATAGGTTCCCGCTACAATAGTTGTTGAATTTGTATTAGTTAAACATATCATAGCACCGCTGGTTTGACTTGTAGCACTATAACTATCAAGAGCATTATTGCCATTAGCATCAGCATTACCTTGATAATTTACCATCCAACTATTACCCAAGTCTGCGGCAAATGTTGTTGCATCAATATTGTTCAAATAAAATCCGTGCGGTAGATATCTATCATTGTCTAACAATGCCGCAAATACACTTCTATATTCTGCGGCAGTATATACAGGTTTAGGTGTTACTGTAAATCTAAATGGATTAGCCCAGTTGCGACTAGCTGTACTGATCCTACCACTGCGACTTATTGTCTGTGCTACTAATTTACTTCGATTAATTTCTACATTAACCGCACTATCAATAATATCTTGTAAAGCCATTATCTTCTACTCCTTATGGGCATTTGTCGTCTGCCCTGTTCTGCTACATTGTGAATGAACTCTGGGTCGCGAGCCAGCATACTTCTAAAGCTACTTGCATCTACGGCTTGTATGCTGTATGTCACTGCGGTGTTATTCACAGTATTGCTACTGCTGCCACCTAATGCGTTATTAGGAACAACACGACCAGCGTTATTCGGAACGAATAATTCAGGACCACGCTCGCCTACGATATACGGACTGTTACTTTGTACGGGACCACCATTAGCTTTGAATAATCCACCTAGGAATCCAAATATGCCTCCCCCACCACCGCTGGCTGCACCAAATAATCCTGATAATAACTTCTGTGCTTGTACTCTAGCAAAATCAGCAATCATACTGTTAGCAAGATCCTTGATTGATATCTTACCGGTTTGAACGAACTTAACGAAAGCGTCTTCGATACCTTTAGTAAAGTTCTGTGATTGTTGCTGTGCGTATTCAAAGTCAGTTTTAATGTTGTTGCGATACTTCTCTCCAGCCTGTTGCCATCCATAACTAAAACTATCTTGTTCTGCTTTTGTTGCGGCTGCGGTAGTTTCAATCTGTGCTTGTCTATCATCATACAGCTTATTGATTTCTTCCATCTTTTGCTTCATACCACCAACACCTTCAAATGGTAAATTTTGTATTTTTTGTATGGCTTCTAACTGCGTTTTGCGTTGTTGTTCTAAATCAAATAACTTTTTAATATTTTCTTGATCACTGCCACGCAAGTTTTGAATACTCTTTTCAAGTGCTTCACGCTGACCTAATAAATCTAATGCTTCTTGCTGTGCTTTAACTTGTTCAAATGCTGATACTCTTGCTTGATCTTGTTGTGTTTGGAAACTGGCTATCTCTTCCTGTGCTTTTGCCATCTGCTCCATATAATCAAGAATATTTTTAACTTCTTGTTGTTGTCTTGCGTATTGAATTGTTCTTTCACGAGTTACATTAAAAGCGGCTACTTCTTTAGTTTTTAATACTTCTAGATTGCCTATTTCTTTATTAATCAATCCTAATGTAGCACCTTTAGCACCTTTTTTCTTTTCTTCTAATGCCGCAGTTTGATCAGCATAGCGTTTGTTAATATCCGCTAGACCTTTCATTGTATCTACTTCTTCTTTGTTCTTGCCTAATATATCAACTTCTAATTGATATCGTTCTATATTGTGTTGAGCAATACGACGATAACCATCTGCTAAATTTTGTACGGCAGTTAATTGTCCTTGTAATTCTTTACCTACTTCTACAGGACGAGTTGTTGTTGCGCTTTGAGCACGACTTCTATATGCATCCATAGTGCCGGGTTGTGTTGATCCGCCGGTTGCTTCTTGACCATCATTTCCGCTAGTTAATCCTGCGGCCGCTCCAACAGCACCAACAATAAAACCTAATAGTTTAGCCGCACCTCTAAGTGCTACCATTAACGGACCATTAACTGCGAATGTTGCGGCACCTGAAGCGGCAATACGAGCAAACAAGCTCGGTATTATTGCCACGGCTCGTGCAATACCGCCAAATACTGTTATAACACGCCCAAATATTGTCATACTAAAAACTGCGGCTATAGCAACAGCAAGATATTTTAGAACTGTAATCATTGATGATAGTTCTGCCTTGTTCTTAGTAATATTGTTAATAAAATCAACCAAAGGTGCTGTAATAGTTAAAAATGCTAATTTTAGACTATTCATTGCTTCTACGAAATTGTCATTTAACTCTGCGGCTCTATTCACTGCGTTAGTTTGTTCATTAAATTTACCACGAAGTTGTTCCATCTTAGCGGCCAAATCTTCAGGGGCAACGCCTTGCATACTCTTACCGAATAGTTGAATTGCTAGAGCTGTTCTTTGTGCCGGATCTTTAATGTTTTCAAAACCTTTAATTGTTTGATCTAATAGATCTGCTGTACTTTTAGTGCCGAGATCTTTAAGACTTACACCTAACCTGCCTAGACTTTCTTGTGTTTTATCACTGCCTTTTGCCGCTTCATCTATGCTTTTATAAAATTCAGTGACTAATTTACCGGCATTAGCACTTTCACCTCCAGAGGCTTGTAATGCGTTTTGTAATTCAATAATATAACCAACACTAAGTTCGGTGGCTTTACTTAAATCACTAATAGCATCTGCGGCACCAATAGCACTACGAGCAAATGCACCAAATGCCGCTCCAATAATAGCACTTTTAAGTTTAGTCATTCCATTGAATAACTTGTCTGTGCGTGCCGTTAATCCATCAAATGCTCGATCAACATCCTTAACACCGGCTACGGAATCTTTAGCAAATGCTTTTGTTGTATTATCTGCCGCTTTAATATTGCGAATATATCCTTGACTATCTAATTCAAGTGTGACTGCTAAGTTTGCCATTATTTAATTTTTCCTATTAAATCATTGATGCGTTTTTCTAAAAACTTTTCGGTAGGACCACTCATACCTTTAGGTTTTAGACTACTATAACCTTCGTCTAATCTTTCAGCATATGCATAATTAGCATCAATGACATTACCACGCAACCTTGTACTACGAAACGCATTACCACTACGAACAGGTGTATTATCTCGAAATACATCATACGCTTCTTTAGGTAATGTTTTTGCTACCTTTTCAGCTTGATCAAACATTTTACTAACTGCGTTCATATCAAAGTTTAGTGCCATTATTGCGAACTCTTTCCATTGCTGCCATCATCTCTTCTTGAGATAATTTCGGCGTTGCTTTCTTACCATCTGCCTGATCTTGAATATAATTTTGATATCCTAATGCGGCATCTAATACTACTAAATCAAATGTGGAAGCCTTTGACATTACTTCGCTGGGCAATAAACTATAACGCTTCCCTAGTGCATCAATACTGAGTATCATACTCATTTCGACGCCTTCGGGATCCAGGGCTTCCTGTGTTACTTTCCCAGTGTTTCCACCACCTTACCTATTACTCTAGTTAAAATATTACTGGGCAATAGATATCCATCCTTGACAATGGGCGTGCCATCTTCATCGAGAATCATTTTATTCACTATCTCAACCATATCTCCGAAGTCTTCACCCTTCATTGTAGCCATACGCACGAATACATCCATCCCTGTACGGTCATATACCCAAAATTCTAAACTCTCACCATATTCTTTAATAGTTTCTTCGTCCGTGAGTTCAACTTTGACTAACTCTGGTTTTTTGCTTAGTTGTGTTAATTTCATTTCATATCCTCATATCGTTGTTTTAAGTAATGTACTGTTGCGAGTGCAAACTTCATTCTTACTTCTGATTGTTCCAAGTCCTTCTTGGCACATCTTATCTCGGATAAAGCCTTGGCGACTTCACCTTCTATACTGCGAAATATCTCACTATCTGTTTTATCGTCAAATATCATAATACCTCCACTTGTTATTTATACTTTATTTCAGCCAACAGAAAGCACCCTGAGGTGCTTAATGTTATTCTCGTTAAAGAATTAAGTTACTGTATAGTCACCACTGATAGTCAGTGTTACCGGAGAGACCCAAACAGGCGCATCTGCACTGGCTGTTAATGCCAAACCAGTGATGTAGCCAAAACCACCAAGAGTCTTGCCTGCACTACCTGTGCTTGTGTCGCCTAGATATAGTTGAAACTCAACCAACTGCTTGTCTTTGCTTAGACCAAATATACCTTTATTAACTGCCACGGCTGCGCCGGTGCCTGTTCCAAAGAATGTGGTTTGATCTAAAACAATGTTTAAGTCTAAACTATTTGTTGCTGTGGTTGCAACCTGTAACTTACTACCTTCATCTAACTGTGTCCAAGTGAAAACATCATTGGCGTTATTAACGGTGATGTCTTGCATTGCGGGCACAACTAGGTTTGATGCATCGCCAGTTACGCTGATGTTGAGTGTTGCTTCAACGCCTGCTACGCCGGGTGCTGGAAATATGAATGCCATATTATTTTTTCCTTTATGCTAAATTTGCGAATCTATATTCGCCTTCATAAACAATTCTATCATTGTCTATGCTGACTGTATAGTCAAACAGTCGTGTAAAAACGCCTGTGATGGTAGTGATATCTTTAGCACTACCAAGAATTGTCAAAGCTGAATCTAAATCAGTGTTTCTGTTTTTTGCATCCACGGTCAAGAACCATCTTACGATAGTCGTTCGTTGATTGATCTGTAAGCTACCCAATGTAGGAAATAGTGTATCCTGCTCAGTATAAGGTTCATCAAGATATACTCTACGAGCATTCTTGATGTATAACGGATTAGTTCCTTCTTGAAACGGCAGTTCCTGACTGGTCTTGATAGACGCAGTTAGTTGTGCTGTCAAATAAGTTAAT